TTGCCTGCTTGGTGGACTCTGTTAATGAACTGATTTGAAACTCCCCTAAGAGTCCTAGTGCAAAGTTTGCTATATCTGTCTTTGTTGCCATATCTTATATAAGGTGTGGGTAGAGGGGATTAACCCCTACTACCCTATTACCAGTTGATTTGTTACGAGTATAACAAATTGGGAACTATTATTATGAGTTGTTACTGATAATAACAGTGAAACTTAGCTTAACCGCATTCAATGAAGTAGCTGTAGCGAATGTAAGCTGTAGACGGCAATCGTTTTGCACGCTGTATGGTGCTGCGATTGCTGCTGATGCTGTGCCACCTGCAGAGAATGCAAATGCACCACCTGCTGAGATGTCCAAACCATCTACGTAACGGTCTGGGTCTGCACCTGCTGCGTCATCGTCACCGATGTCGAAAACAAGAGCTGTTCCCGGATTAGGTGCATATACTGAACTGTTTAACACTTGAACTGTATCACCTTTGCGTAGCTCAACTAGGTCTAGGACCTCTGTAGCTGCTTCAGATGCAGTTAGTGTGTAATCAATGTTCAATACACGTGCCTTACCACCGAATACTGCATGATCTAACTGAGTAGACGGTGTTGGGTTAGCTTGAACTGCTGCTTGAGTTGATTGATAATCTCCTGCTGCCATGATATTTACCTTTCTATATTAATATTAATTTAAGGTTATGATGGAATCTCAGCACAAGCGATATCAACTACTTGCTTCTCTTCCATACGAGTAGCACCGATAGACATATTTGCCCATACTTGAGTTGCATAGTTCTTGTCGTTACGCTCATCAATGCGAACCTTAACGTCCATACCTACGGCTAAGTTGATACCCATCTTACTCCATGCGAAACATGTTGTAGTAGAGTTAGCATCTGAACCGTTATTAAGTAGCTCTAAGCGTTTGAAGTTGAAGCCCATATAGGTATCTACTTCACCCTTAACGAGTGCCTTAACAGTGTTGAAGTCTGCAGATGTAACTTCAGTCTCATTTAAGAGGTCTTCAATTTGTTCTGCACGAACTGCAATGTAACGTGGTTGCATCGCATCTACTTCATTCTTGTCTAGGATCTTCTTAGCAGCAATTAGCTTGTCTACGTTAAGACCAACATTAGTTAGACCGCCTGTAGCACCTACAGTGATAGCTACTTGCTGTGAAGCAGGTAGTGCTACTGAAGTTGCACCTGTGTGTCCTGTTAATGCTGTGCCTGTAGCTGCACGAATGATTTCCTCGTCCATAGCACGACCGAATGCGAAGCCTGCTAATTGAGCATATTCGCTTTCAGGGCTTTTGAGCACCATAACTTTGTCCCAGTCATCGATAAGGTCAGACCATACATAGTTTTGTAGGTCAACTGCACGACGTGCGTGAGGTGTATCGATTTGTGGTGTATCTGAGTGACGAGATGTAACCTTAACGGCTGCAACTGCATCTACTTGGTCATAAAATCCACGATCCCCTTTTTGTGTCTCATTACGGACGCAATCACGGAGTCGTGAACCTCTTTGTTGACTCAAAATCATGATATTTGATTTATACTGGTCAACGAATTGGGTTGTAATCTGTTGTGACATAATAATCCTTTTCGGAAGTTAATAATTTGTTAATTTACTTCGGGTCGATTATCCGTGAACAAAAACGGGTCTTTCCTAGTTTATTGTCATTTAGACATTATTCTATGTGCTTAGGTCTTATAGTAAGATTATCTTAGCTAAGAATGACTTACATTGTAGTAGGCAATTTTTGCCTGTCAACGATTAAGTAGGCAATTTTTGCCTAGTAGATATAAAAAAGGCCACCTTACCTAAGCAAGATGACCCACTATGAGAGAAGAATATTAGTATTATCCTAAAGCTTCACGTAACTTAGACTCTCTTTGTGCAATTGCTTTTAGTCTAGCTTTACCTTCTGCTGTATGGAAATCTGCTGATGCTACAATCTGGGTTTTCTCCCCAATGAGGGTTTCTAGTTCCTCCTTCATGCTTGCAGCCTGCGCAGAAACGTCTGTAGACCCCATAACGTCCTCTTTCATGCTCATACCTACCTCATATAGCATTTGTATCGCTGTAGGGTTATTCTCAAGCTTGAGGCTGTATATCATGTCCTTAATGCCAGATAGGTTCATAGCATTCTGAGCCACCTTGAGGTTGTTAGCAAATTCAGACCCCCATTGGTCTTGTAATCGTGCCTCTGCCTCATTCTGGGTTACATTATATAATGCGTCCTTGGCATTACGGTTTTCTATATGCTGGTTACGTGTCCTAGCTACTAGTGCATTAGCCTGCTTATTGCTTAGGCCATTCTCATGCGCCCATGCCAGTAGGTCCTTTTCACCGTCCATACTATATTCGTAGTTAGCATCTACGGCTTCTGCTGTAATATCATAGCCATCTACTGACTCAGGTCTACCACCTGCATTGTAGTATGCTGCCCACTCTTCAGGAGGTGAACTGTCTGTAGGCTTAGCAATATGGTCCCTTTTAATCATAGATTGCTGATTAACAAGGGTTTTAGCCATACCTTCTAGGCTTTTAAAGTTATTAAGCGTAGGGTTATCCTTAAGCTCACCACCTGCGATATTATCTAACCAGCCCTCATTAAGGTTGCCATCCTTGGAGATAAACTCAAAGGGTGCATTAGGCTCTGCTAGGCTAGGTTCTGGTGTTCCTAGTGAAGGTGTTGGTTCGCTGGGAGTGGGTTCTACTGGTGTAGGATCTACGTTTTGACTTAGTAGGTCGCCTGCTGGCTCTACTGGTGTTGCTTCATCGCTCATTCTGTTATCTCCGTTTGTGCTGGTTCTTCAAGCTGGTCGTCTTGTTCTACTTTTAAAAGTTCTTTAATATATCCTACGATACGTTTACCGCCATCAGTAAATATGGCATCAATCATGCCTGCTTCACCTTGTCCGTAGTTATATGATGGGTATTCATAGCCTGAAAACCTCACTAAATCTTCTAAAACCTTTTTACCGTCCTCAGTGTTAAATACTCTATGATACATGCTTACCTGATTACGCCTAGCTCTTTCAACAATTTGCTCAGGTGTTAATTCCTCTTCTTCAGCACTCATATACAGCCTTTACATCCTGCCAAGGGGCAATTAACCACTCTTCGCCCTTTACGGTTATATATCTGCTCTTAGGTCTAGTCTCTGCAATTACCTTATCGCCTACCTTTAAGCCCTGTTCCCTAGCAACCTTGTCGCTAACTGCTTTGACTTCCCATTCTCTATCTGAGACATCGAAGCCTTCTGGAAGGTGTATGCCACCTGATTCGTCCTGTTTAAGCTCCATTAGGGCTATATTATCCCCAAATGGAGTAAACTCTGTGTAGTTACTCATTTGTTATACCTCGTATTAGTGTTATGTTTTGCTTACCCAGTCAGCCTCATCTGGTCTGTTTCTGCTTGGGTCTTTTCTGTCTGTGATTGCATTTGGGCTAATTGGGCTTGCTCTGCCATTTGCTGTTGCATAGCACGTTGCTGCCTAATCATGCCTACTGTGTTCTCATCATTCAAAAAGTCTACTGTCATTCCGTTATTTAAGCTTAATGATCTGACAATCTTATCAAAATCATAGATGTCTAAGATGTCTGGCTTAATCTCTGCCATAGGAACTACCTGCTCTAAGGTCTGTAATGTAGCCTTATTCTCTACCATCTTCATAGCTTGGCTGATCTTACCAAAGTATGAGATCTTGAATCTAGGGTCCATTAATAAGGCCTGTGGTAGTGGTGGGTATTCCCCTCTACGGAATAGAATGTTAAATACACGCTGAAGCATAGGCTCGTATAGCTCTGTCTGTAGTCTAGCCATTGTAGGTGCAAATAGGACTATCTTCTCTTCTATGCGTTCTAATACCTCTGTAGCAGTCATTTGACGGTCTACATTGGTAATTGCTTGGAAAAAGTCATTATGGAAAGCTTCACGTATAACATTACGCTTTTGCTCTAACTTCTCTTCACCGTATACCATATTATTGGTAGAGTTGGTAAAGAATGGCTCTGGCTTATTACGTGGGTCTGTAGCCTTATAGTAGTTGATTGTGTTAGGAGCTGATCTAAACTTGTAGTTTGATACTGCTTCCATTGGCATCATGATAGGTGGATCTACTATCTTTTCTGCCTGCTTCATTATAGTCTTTTCCATCTGATTAAGTTGCTTAATATCAGATAGATGCTGTGTAGCAGGGCCACGACCGTATTTCTCTACGTTTGATTTAGCGTATCTAACACAGAAGTAAGGCATTTCATTGTAGCCACTCTCAGCTACTAGATGATTAAAGTCTTCACATACCCAGTAGGAGGCTATAGGCATGTTCTTGCTATCCCTGCGATTAGGCTTGTAGTCAATTCTAGGTTCTACTGCATGGATAAACTTAAATTCTTTCTGGACACTAGACTCGTTCTGGTCGTTATAGATGT